GTCTCCAGGACTCAGGTCTTCAATCTTGCAGAATGTACCATCACGTTTCATGAGACGATGGTTGGGAGTTCCGATGATGTGCTGGCCGTTGTCGAATGTGACCTTATAGGCTTCATCAACACGTGTCTGCCGAGCTTGTTTTCCTAATGTAGGAATGATCCTCTGCAGATTGTGATCATACGCATACACGAGGAAGGTATGATCAGGCTTGCCTTCACATTCTTTGGCAAGCTCAGATATTGTTTTATATCCGCCAGGAACAGCTATCTTGGTATCACCATGAAGGCAATACTCCATTTCTGCGAAATCCTGATATCTCATCAGTCTTTCTGATAGATTGTAGGCATTCGCGGTGATGGTCGCGTAAGTGGGAGCCATCGATTTTTGAAAGAGGAGCGCTCCGCTGCTTTTGGTCTTGTCGGGGACAGCGACGGCAGTGTCGAGATTTCTGATCTTACGACGGACTACGGGGCCGCTTCTGAAAAGTTTGGTTAATTTTTGAAATAGATTTTCGTTGTCTTTTTTTGCCATTTTTCATTGGCGCTCCATTGTGGGAGCGACCCCTCGACATCTGATATTACAGCGATTTCTTCACTTGTGATTTGACGACGACTTTTTTAGGCGTGGAATCTAGTTTTTCTGTAGATGTTTCTGACTTGGGTTGTTCTACTGCCACTGGGTCGATGAAGCCGAGGGGTGATCCGACTATAAATTTGATCTTCTCTTCGACCTTGTCTAAACCTAGTTCTTGGGCGGCCGACTTCGTTTTTTCGGAAGCCTCGCTCTTGAACGCCTCAATTGCTTTGAGGAGTTTGGAACAAGCGCTTGAGTTCTTGACGGCGGCTTCTTCTTCAGCGCCCTCGCGTATAATTTCCAATTCTTCTCTAATGATTTGTTTGAGCCTGTTCATTTTGATGGTGTGCATGTGTTTCCTCTGCGATAGGTCGACAGTCTATATGTATACGATTACTTATACAGCCAAGAAAAATCTGTCACAGAAGCGTGCTTAACGTCTTCTGGACGTCGAGGCTTGCCGACGTTTTGGGGAGTGAAACCTTGTATATGATGGTTCGAAATTGGTCTGACGTCGTTGATTCCGCCAGGCAGAGAATCGAGTCCTCTATTTCCCACAGCGGTCGCTTTTAACATGGCATACGCCATGCTCATTCCTTGTTCGCTGTGAGAATTTTCTCCCGACACTAGCCACGTGCCGATGGCCAGACTAATGATGAGATCGTCGTGGGCGTCTTTGGAGGCTTGGGCTTTTGAACCGTTCCAAACGAAAGCCTGCAACTGATCGAATAATCTTTGAGAATAAGTCTTTAGTACGCCGTTCCTGATGGCTTCTTCGAGCTTAGCGAGTATTTGAGCTCGAGTCTTGGTTTGGGTGGAGAATCCAGGTATTTCTTCTGCGTTAGTGGGACGATAATCGAAAGCGTCTCCGCGATTGCTTTGATAATAGAGTCTGGGGTATCCCATATCTCTTAGCTTCGTACATGTGAAATAACCGAACGTGTTTTGTTCTGGACAGATGAGGGCATCGTTGTAAGACTTGCCGTATTCGAAGAGAACGTCTGCTAGTTTATCGGGTGGAATCTTGCCCATGAATTCTACGCAAACTTCGCAAGTTTGATAGTCGATGACGTGAAAGGTAGAATAGTCGCCCGAATCTCCGCGGGCGACGTCCGATGATATTACGTATTTTCTCTCGGGCTCAGGTTTCTTCCAGACCCAGACGCCATGTTGGGGTCCTTCTTTTTGAAGGGGAGGACTTATCATAGAACGAAGTTTGTCAAATTCGGTTGGTTGTAGGAACGTATCACCTGAAGAGATGAAGTCGCACAAAAATTCTTGGGCTATTTGTCTCTTTGACAGGTTCCTAGTTTCTTTAGTGAACCATTCTTCGTTGTGTTCGGGGTGGACGTCCCAGGGTAGTCTTATGGCATTAAAGTCATTCGCTCCCGATTCAGCTTCTGTCCATAACTTGTAATATTGACCACCTACTCCGTTGGGAGTTGAAAGAAGGATGGCCGAACCGCCAGTAGAGAGAGTTGGGTATAATGACGTCCAGATTTCGTCGAAATCTCTGATAAACGCACAATTTTTTGATATCAATCCGTTAGCATAATATAAGTGACCGCCTTCAACATTTATTGGATCAAAAACGTCATAAATTTCACGTAAATTTGTAATCTTACGAACAATATCTCCAGCGATATCATCATCGGCTATTAGGTCTTTCGCATAAACTACTGAGCCATTTTCTTTTATGAGTTTATGTTCAGGCGTCACTTTAATTGATTTGCCAGATGCGGTTTCAATTTGAATTAAATCTTCACGAGTGGATTTCTTTATTCCAGAGAAATATTGCCAGCCAGATGGTGTCATAATTTGATATCTTGTGTTTGCTACGTATGACATGCAATATTCGGCTTTCTAAATGAAATTTCTTGTCCTGTTTTTACCTTAAACTCAAAAAGAGAATCTTTGACATTTAACCAATTCATGTCAAACCATTCTTCATCTATAAATATAAAGTTATATCCGTTGTCCTTAGCCCACATTTTAGCGGCTTCAAATTTTGAAATTTCCTTGTCATTATTTTGTTGACGACATTTTGGTCTTACTTCGATTAAAGAACGTGACTCTTTTGAAAAGAAATCAACGATGTATACTCTTTTTTTATCTTGATATTCATAAGGAATTCTAATCGTTTCATATTCAAGATCTTGTCCAGTCATGTTGCGTATCGTAACGTAATAAACGGCTTCCCACATGCTTCTAAACAAGAAAGTCTTTTCATCAATAACGATTTTTATCTTAGATGTTTTTCTCCAATTAACTCGAGGAGTAAACTCATTATCAAGAATTTTTTTCTTCATAGTCTCAGATTGTTTTTTTCGAGAATTTTCATAGACTGTTTTATAGAGTTCTTTGAACTCTATTGAAGAATGCACCAGTTTATTAGTTTGGGAAATTTTAGCCTTAGTTTCTTCAGAGTGCCAAGAAGACCCGTTGTTACGCCTGGTTTTAATTCTTTTTAGTTTCTCTTCGTTAGACTGTCGACGACTTTTACTTTTTTCTCCAATTAATTTTTTCAAAAATTCTGACTTTTCTTTTCCGAATTTCTTTTCAAAAGAACCAGAGTTTTTTTCTCCTATACGTTTATTCTTTAAAAGTCTCGTTTCTTCTGACATGTTTTTATGCATAGTTCTAACGACCACTGATTTATTAGCACTGATGCAGTCTTTTTTAGAACATGTCGACCTAAATTCACTTTTGTGAAATACCGGAGTGGTTATTTCTAAATTGCAATAATGACAAATTGGCACATTTTTGAGACCAAGCTTAAAGCATAACATTCTAAGTTTATAAGCAGGATTTATAGAATCCAAAAATGAAGTTTCAGAAATTATAAATTCTCGCAAAGACAACAATTCTCTTTTCAAATACCAGCCGTCATCTTCTTTACATGTACCAGCCTTAAACCCGCCGTTAATTTCTAAAAGAATCTTCAGCGCATCTTCACGATTCCATGTCTTCATCATCTTCTATATATACGCAACTTGTGTTTTGTAGATTTTCTATCTCAAGACGACTATGCAGTTCTGAAATAGACATCTTCATAATTTCGCCTGTCATCGAGTCTCTGACATCGATTAAAGAATCTCCAGAAATACATTCATCAACTACAAGTAAGGCTAGCGCTTCTGAACGACCGGCATCGGGTGAAGTTGGAACCGCCGTTATTGTTGATCCATTCGTGAACCTGATGGATTGTTTCGTCGGTTCGAATTTGGTCAGTAGGAGCCATGGTGGAAGAGCGTCTAACATCGTCTTCACTTTTTTGATAAAGTTGATGGCGGTATTCAACTTTGTCGCGATGACGAGGATGTTCTTGTCTTTCTTGAAAATGGCATACCAGAGGACATACGCGGCCGAAACGGTAGAAAGTCCCAACTGCCTAGATTTGAGAACGATGTTAAAACGATGTTGCTGAAAGTCTTTTACACAATCGTCTTGAAAATCGTACGTCTCGAATGGAATCAGACCTCTGACTTGATGCTGGATCTTGCAATACTTCTTCATGAAGTATATGGGGTCTTTACCACACTTTAGGATCTCAGCAACCGTCTGTTGCCGAGACATGTTGGGACTAGTTGTCATGATATGTCAAAAAATACTTTCCTTCTAAAGTAAGCGGTGCGTTTTGGATTGTGCACATTGAAATTGATGATTTCCAATGAGTCAGAAGAAGATATCTCCGAGAAAGTGACATTCTCACCGGTCAATTCTTTGTATTTGTCTTTGATTGATTTGACATAGGCGTCGATGACCGATTCAGATTCTTCGTGACAACTACGCTTCATCAATATCATCTCTTTTTCGCTAGCAAAATTTGTTATGATGAGGTAAGAGGCGAGTATCCTATTCTCACCAGCAAAAGTAAATTTCACAGAATACGAGGCGGTCTTGGGTGTAGATGCTCGACCCCAAGTCGTGTCCATCGCTTGTCCCAACGCATTTATATTAATAGTCTTAGGCATCACAAACGCTCCTGTGAGTTAAATAGGAGTTTTTCCGATTTGTTCTTGATTTGTTCTGCAGTAGGCCTCCAACCTTTCTCCCATTGTTCTTTGTTGGGATAGGCCCAAGTTCCAGCGCAAGAATCGCAACACTTGAATTTTTTCCACGCGTCGGGGTCATAAACTCCATTCATAATAGATTCGCAAAGTGGACAGAAGATGGGTTGACGATCTAAATCGCATTCTTTTGGTTTTATGACATAAAATCCAGCATCGTGTTTTTTGATCAACCTATCGCCAGGATATTCTTTCCAGTCTTCCATTAGACGTACTCCATTCTAGAATCTTTTTCGTTCTTTGTAATCTCCAGTATGCAATCGGCGCAGTCCTTGATTCCATCCACGTGTGTAATGACGATGATAGACTTGAAATATTTCTTGAATGAGACAAGTAAACGATTGCAGGATTCGACACCAGAAGCGTCCAAGGTCCCGAATCCTTCGTCGATGATAAAGAAGTCTGGTTTAGGAAGCGACGATACATTTATCATCGCGACGCGTAGGGCAAGGGACGCAATCGTCTTTTCCATGCCGCTACACAGTTCGATGATGCGTCGAGAGTCTCCGTAATTGATGTAGATCTCTAAGGAGTCTGAGGATTCGTCGTTTTCCATTTCAACAGAGAAATCAACTATGCCTTGTAGTATCTTGGAGACCTCGATGTTGATGAGAGGTAGTTGGGACTTTGTAATGAGAAGAGGTATGCCTTTCTTTGAAAATGCTCCAGCGATTAGGTCGTGAAACTTTGCCGAATAAAGAAGTTCTTCTCTTTTCTTTTTTTCCGCTTCAAGTTTCTCCATGTCAGACAAGAGCTTACCATGCCTGGATGCATTTGCGATACGATTGACGTCGAGCATCTGAATGGACTCAGATAATTCTTTGATTTTTTCTTTGATGGAAACCACTTCATAATTTTCTTTATTATTCAGGGCCATCCTGAGATTCTCCAGGCGCTTGATGGCTTCTGACAAAAGTTGATTTTGAATCTCGACGTTCGAGTGGATTTTCTCGAGTTCGGTCTCAGATCGCGAGATTTCCAAGGTCATACGATCGCGAAGAATAGAAGCCTTTTCGCATTTTTCTATCTTCTCCTGGAGACCATCTTGTCTTATCTTTTGATAAGCTTTTTGCGCAGTGTCTAGACGTTGCAAGGCGGTGTCAACTTTCTTTTGTTGAGAAGCAGAAAGTCTCTTGGATTCATGAGCATTTTTTATGAATTTGCAGGTTGGATACTCGTCGCCACACGGAACTTCGTCAAGTAACTTAAGAGATTTATTTTGGTGTTCAAAGACAGAATTCTCTTTTTCATACGCGTGTTTCAATTCTTTGATTGATGACTCAAGTTCTCTCTGGGCGCCCAGTTGAGACCTCATGTCTTCGAGGTTGGAACCTGACATCAATTCATCGAGTTGCAATGTTTTTGATTGATATTGTGTGATAGAAGCTTTGATTTCGTCGATACGCTGTCTTCCGTCTTCCACGGCCTCTTTTAAGTCTTTAATCTTCTTTTCTTGTCTGTCGATATCTTCTTGAGAAACCGTCGACGAATTGTGCTTGGATAATTCTACCCTGAGGAGATCTATGGCAGCTCTATCATCAGCTATCTTGCCTTCAAATTCTAGTAGAGATTCTTTGCACTCTTTTAGTGCCTTCTTGTTGTCATCTTCTTCTTTAGGCCAATCTCTATCCGGAAAAATCTTCAGTTGTGCCTTATAGGAAGTGGAATCTTTTGAAGCGGCCTCATACAACTTATCGAAGACATCTAGATCTAAAAACTTGGTCAACAAGGCCCTTCTCTTGGTCGAACCTTGCTCAATGAATTGGTTGATCTCCCCTTGGGCAGACAAGGAAGTCATCAAAAAATCTTCGGGTTGTCCGAATAAGGATTTTAG